AGTTTACTAGTCTACATCTTTCCAATATATCTTCTTTATGAGATAGTGGTTCATGATATCTAGAAAAATCTATACGACCATCAAAATCTATTTCAGATAACTGTTCTAATATATTTTGAAACAATACTCTATCCATAAACTGTGTATTCTTTTTTTCTTTTCTGTTTACATCATCTCTAGATAATGGGCAAAAATCACAGGTACGATTACAATAGTTATGAGTACCTATTTCAATAGATGTTATATTATCTTTAAATAGTTGTTGTTCTTTGTTCATTTAGAAACTTGTCCTGGCCATTGACCTCTAGGTAAAAATGTATGTGTTACAATGGCATCCTTTTGTTCTCTACATGTAACAATATATGATTCTATAAAATCATAATTATTTTCTTGTGCCCAAATAACTCTTTTATTTCCTGTATGCACACCATAACCTTCTACAAAATCACCTTCTAAATTTTTTCTAGGCCATCTTTTAGATTTCATGGGTTCCCAATAATTATCTACATGCACTAATATAACAGGCCACATCATGCCTACTGATTCTATACTTTCTGTAAAAGGCACCATCTTTTTATTAATCCATTTTCTAGGTGCTGTGATAATTATATCTTTTACAGGAAACATTTCTGTTTTCAATTTAGGTCCTTCTTTAAAGACATGTTGAGGCACTATATTATTTGCCTTTAGCACTTTCATAACCACACCTTGCAATATAATATGAATCAACAATATCTGTTACTGGATTAGATAATGTTTGCATATCAAATGTTTTCATTAAATCTGTTTTTGTGTCTTTGCAAAAATGTTCATACATTAATTCTTTGTTTGCATTACCTTTATCTGTTGCAAACTTTTTAACAATACTAGGCACAATAATATCATATTCTATTTTTTTATCTAGTAATGAATATTTTAGTATGCCACAATTTTCTGCTATTTGAAATATAGCCTGACCTTTACTACCATAAGAATATCCTTCTATGTGAACAACAGTCTTGCCATTAAATAATTCCATATCACCATAACTTCTAAGTGATGTATGAACCCATTTAGATATGTTTGTAAACCTTTCAATAGGGTCAGACCACTCAGAATATTCTGTGCCTGTAATGTTATCAAATTGACCTATATATTTTTTCTTAGATGATAAGAAATAAAACCTACAATTCTTAAATGACATGTCGCCACTTGCGATACATATTGCTGGTGAATTTAAACTGTAATCAATCCCAATCGCTTTTATCTTCTTCATCTATAAATGCCTCATCTTCTAATTCATGCCCACAAAATGGACATGTTAAAGGTGATTGTGGACTATCAATGTCCCACCTTATTTCATACGGCGTGTCGCAATTATCACATTGTATATTCAAGTATTGATATTCAATCATAATTTAAAGTTACTAAATGTATCTTTCTCCACATCTTGTTTAATACCACCTATAACATAACTTTCTATTTCAGTTTCTTGTGGTGCATTTTGTAATGACCTAGAGTTTAGCCAATGACTTACCCAAGGTAATGGATTAGTTTTCTGGTCATACTTTGCTTCTAATCCTATTGTTCTCATTCTTTTGTTTGCCATGTGTTCAACAAATCTATGTAAAAGTTTTTCTGATAAACCTATCATAGAACCTTTTGTAAGTAAATAAGTTGCCCACCTTTTTTCTTCTTCTACTGCATTATCATACATATCATAAACTTGTTGTTTTGTATCTTCTATAACTTTCAACATAACTTTATCTTGTTCATGTTCACGATAGTTATTAATAATTTTTTGTGAGATACCTAGATGTTGTGATTCATCTCTTGCAATAAAAGATATAATCTTAGCAGAACCTTCTAATTGTTTTAATTCACCAAAAGCAAAACTACATGCAAATGATACATAGAATCTTAGACCTTCTAATATGTTTACTGTGCATAATGCAAGCCATAATTTCTTTTTAAGTTCATACTCATTCACATCTTGACCCATAAGTTTTCTATAACCTATGTCTATCAATTCATCATATGCTTTTGTAACTGACTTTGCTCTTTGTTCTATCTTTTCATCTTCTATTATAGTATCAAATACTTCATTAGGATTTGGGTATAGATTTTTTATAATATATGTGTAAGACCTAGAGTGTATAGTCTCCATAAAATCCCATGTTAAGATACATGATTCTAATTCTGGTAAACTTACAAATGGTAGAAATGCAAGAGCAGGTCCTCTACCTTGTACACTATCTAACATTGTTTGATATTTTAAATTAGATGTAAATATAAACTTATGTTCTTCTCTTAGATTCTGATAATCGTTTCTATCTTTTTGTAAAGATACTTCTTCAGGTCTCCAGAAGAAACCTAATTGTTGTTGTGTAAGTTTATCAAAAATAGGATACTTAAATGTATCATATCTTTGTACTGCTAAATCTTTACCAAAGAACATTGGTTGTTTAGTAAAGTCTAATCCTTTTTCTTTATTAAAAACGCTCTTTATATTGTGCATGATTCACACTCCTCTTCTGTTAGTTCTTCTTCCTTGTAATTTGAATCATCCTCTAGTACATCAGGTTTATCATCTTCATCCATTTTACCATCATATGTATTTTGATAGTAAGAAGTTTTCCAACCCAATTTATAAGTAGTCAATAAATCATTTGCCATTACAGATAATGGTACTTGATTTTCTTCATAGTCTTCTGGATTGTATGACCAGTTGCCTGATATTGCCTGGTCAAAATACTTCTGCATAACTGCAACGATATTTATATATCCGGTGTTTCCACCCATTTCCCATAGTAAAGTATATTTACTTTTCAATGATAAGTATTGAGGCACTACTTGTTTTAAAGGTCCTTGTTTAGATTTCTTAACAGATAAAAAGTCTCTAGGTGGCTCTATGCCGTTAGTTGCATTAGAGACCACACTAGAGGATTCTGATGGCATTTGAGCCGATAGAGTGCTATGTCGGAGACCATGCTCAGTTATATCTTTCCTAAGTGATTCCCAATCTAGAGATAGTTTGCGATTTACAATCTCATCAACCTCTTTTTTGTAAGTATCAATAGGTAAGACGCCATCAGAATATTTTGTTCTGTCAAAGTATTCACATTTGCCTTTTTCTTTTGCAAGTGTATTACTTGCTTTTAATAGATAATATTGAAAGTGTTCTGTTAGTTCATCTACTGCTTCCCAAGCACCTTTTTCACTATAATTATAGCCTGTTTTCGCTAGATAATGTGCTAGACCAATATATCCAATACCTAGACTACGGCGTGCCTTTGTACTGATTTCTGCGGCTTTTACAGGGTAGCCTTGATGTTCTATCACTTCATCTAAAGCTCGTACAGATAAGTCGCACAGCGTCTCCAAATCATCAAAATAGACTAGTTTGCCCACATTAATTGCACTTAATATACACAATGCGATTTCCCCCTCACCATCAATGTGTTGTAGTGGTTCAGTAGGTAAAGTGATTTCTTGACACAAATTGGACATCCTAACAAGGTCCTTGAACGAGCTATGAGTGTTGCAATGGTCTATATTCATAATATAGATACGACCTGTTTCTGCCCTTTCTTTTAACATAGACATAAACAATTCTTGTGCATTTATCTTCTTCTTATATACTGAAGTTTTTCTTTCAGCAGCCTCATATATTTCATCAAACTTATCTGTACCCCAATGTTCATATAATTCAGGTACTTCATGAGGTGAGAATAAAGTTATGTCTTCGTTCTTGATAAATCTTTCATAGAATAATTTAGATAGTTGTATTGAGTAATCTAATTTTCTAACTCTATTATCATCACTACCTTTATTATTTTTTAAGACTAATATATCTTCTATTTCTTGGTGCCATATTGGGAAGTGTACAGTTGCACTACCACCTCTAACACCATTTTGTGTACAACATTTTACAGTCGCCTCAAACTTTTTCAAGAAAGGAATAATACCTGTATGTTGTACTTCACCACCTCTAATTCTAGAATTGATACCTCTAATACGACCTGCATTAATACCGATACCTGCCCTTTGAGCAACATATCTACCTATCGCCATGTCTGAAGAAAAAATAGATGGCAATGTATCATCACTATCTACTAATACACATGAAGCATATTGTCTTAATGGTGTTCTAACACCTGCCATAACAGGTGTAGGTATGTTAATTAAATGTTTACTAATTGCACGATAATATTTTTTAATATATGTAAGTCTAGTTTCTTTTGGGTACTTGTGAAATACAGTAGCTGCAATTAACATATACATAAACTGAGGTGTTTCGTAAACTTCACCGGTACTTCTATCTTGCACTAAGTATTTGTCAATGACTTGTCTAAGACCTGCATATGTAAATTCATAATCTCTTTCATGTACAATCCATTGTTCCATTCTATCAAAGTCTCTTTTATCATACCACTTTAATAAGTCTTTATCATAAACACCTAACTTAACACCCCTTTCTACTTGTTTGTAAATATGTGGGTGGTCCCAAAGTTTTCTGTTTAATTGTTTTCTTAGACTGAATAATAATAATCTTGCAGCCACATATTGATAGTTTGGTTTTTCTAATGAGATTAAATCTGCGGCTGACTTAATTAGAATTTGTTGAATCTCTTGTGTTGATATACCATCATGAAATTGTAAACCACTATTCATTTCTACTTCTGAAGCTGATACTCCTGTAATATCTTCACAAGCATGTTCTACCATTTCATGTATTTTTTCAATATCAAGAGGAACTTTACCACGACCATTTCTCTTGACAACATATATATTATGTTCATTCATATTTGCACTCTCTTATAAAAATCAAGTTTAGCCGTTGCAGCTAAACCGTTAAATGTATTGTTATGGATGATATCAGCAATTTGTTCAGAAGTCAAGTCTGAAAGAATCATGTCGTTGATATCTTTATGTTTTAAATCATCAGGCCATATAACTATACTGTAACCTTTGTCGATTACACTATACATCTGTTTGATGATTTCACGATTTCTAGGTTCGTTATCATATATATAAGTTATTTGTTCTTCAGGTAGAGATTTTTTTAAATTTTTTAAGTCTGCACCTGCAGCCGCCAAACAGTTATCTAAAAACAGACTATCTAGAGGACCTTCCACTATCTTCATAGGTTGTAAAAAGTTTACTCTGTCTAATCCATAGATTTTAGATTTACTTTCATCTAACTTAATCGTGATATATTTTGGTTGCTCTTTACCGAAAGCACGACCTTGAAATGCGAATAGTTTACCAGATTCATCATAGAAAGGAATAATCAATCTAGGATAATCTTTAGTAACATCTTTAAATGTGCCTGGCTTTACTCTATTGACTAATGTCATAAATCTATTACAACAATATAATAAGTCTAGTTTGTCTCTAGGTATCTTTCTATCTAATACATATTTCTTAGCAGGGTGATTATCTTTTAAATCAGATATCTTCATACCTAAATTTAAGTCATCAAATTCTACTTTGTCAAATTTAGGTTTAAAATCTACTTCTTCTTTTTTAGGTTTCTTCTTAAATTTTTCTAGACAATATTCTGAGTATAGTTTCTGGTCTCTGTCTTTGATAAAGTTAGGCATGTTTGTGCCATGACCACAGTTATGACATTTATAGAACATGTCATTCTTGACGGCATACAAATACCCTCTTGCTTTAGTTTTATCTTTTTGAGAATCGCCACAATACGGACATCTGAAGTTAAACAGATTCTTACCTCTCTGTTTAAATTGCTCAAGGCGAACAGATAGAATATTGATATATTTTAAATCTACATAATTTGACATAACACTTGTGTTAGTATATATGAATACTACAAAAATGTCAAGTCTGGTTGAGTAGTTAGATTAGAGCCAACCTGCTGAATTGATGATTTTTGGCATGTTTTTTGCCAGTATAAAACCTATTGCAAGAGCACCACCAATAATCAACCATCGCCACTTTTCAAGAAGTGATACTCTTGTATCTAAACTTGATTTCAATGATTTGATTTCTAGTAATAGTCTCTTTTCGACCTGTGCAATATCTCTTTGTAAATCTCTATATACTATATCTAATTCTTCACCTCGTTCTCTCACTTTTTCAAATAAGATTTCTTCGGTTTTTTCTGATTGTGCTAGTTTTTGTTCATGAACAGCTAACATAGATTTTATAGATGTAGATACATCTGTAAGTTTGTCGATGGCAGTATCAAGTCTCGAATGAATGACATTCGCATTTTCAATATCTTTTTTGATACCCTCGACCTCTACGGCAAGATTTTGTATAGTGTCTCTTGCCATATTAGTTTGAAAGTGGGTTACCTGATTTTAATTGTATCTCTTTAATCTGTAGTTTTAATAGTTCAATTTCTTTTGCATTGATTTCACTTCTCTTACTATTTTCTACCACAGTTGATTTAACATTTGATAATGAATCAAGTTTATTATTTGTAACGCCAAACCATGTAAAACCACCACCTATAGTTATTATTAAACCAAGTGCGGCCCCTACCCATTTAATGTCTATATCTTTAAACATATATTACCTCTTTAAATCTCGTAACTCTCTAATGAGTTTATTCTTTTTATTATTTATATCTATTAGCATAGACTGTTTTACAGCAATTGGGTCATTATCTCGATACGCTAATCTGGCGTCTGCATATATTTGTTGCTGTTCTAGAATATTTATAGTTTGAAAGAAGTCTGGGTTAGGAACACCGTTCATTTGTCTGTCGGAATAGAACGATTTACTAGCGTATGATTCTAAATTAGGTCCATCTGTTTGTATGCCCTTTAGTGTAATTATTTGTACTGCCCTAACCCTATCACTTACTTTCTTTAGTTTGTTTTCTAATTTTGCAATTATCTTTGCTACTTTCTCTCCTATAGTATCTACTTCTGTTACACTAGTTGAAGATTCTGAAACATCTTCTGTTTCATCAACATTACTTTCTTCACCGCCTTCCTGTGTCGGTGTATTTTCTGATGTCGTATCTTCATCCATTGAAGATTCATTAGATACTTCTTCTGATTCTGTTTCGGTATCTCCCTCTGTACTAGTTTCTTCAGACTGAGTTTCTGTTTCTGGTTGAGATGTAGCACTAGTGTTTTCCTCCTGTGTTGTTTCTGTTGTTTCTGTTTCTGTACTTACAGTTTCGTTTTCTGATGATTGCACCTCCTCTTTTTCTGGTTGATTTTCTTCCATTGAAGTCTCACTTGAATTATCCATATTATTTTCCGTTGCGATAGGCTCTTCTGATTGGACCACCTCCTCTTCCATCGCCTCAGGTTCTTTCATTTCAGTTTTAGGTTCTTCACTAAATGTATTCATAGGTTCTTCAAATGATTCCTCTATCATACTAACAGTTTCTTCAAAAAATTCTTCCTTTGTTATACCCTCATCTTGTAATGCATTGT